CAAGACCCTGATTGGCACGAGCCATGAGGGTATTGTAGAGTTCGTCTAGTCGAGGGTCTCTGATGGGAGCGACAGATCCACCCGGTGGGGCTGTTGGTGTGGGGACCGGTGGAGCTGTTGGGGGCGGAGTGGTTGTTGTAGGAGGTCTAGGGGCTGTAGGGGGTGGGGTGGCTGTACGAGGCCGACCATTTGAGCCGATGCCGTCTAAGAATTGAGCGTGCTTGGTTTGGGAAGGATCGTTCATGTTGCCGACGAGGTCAGCAATGAACTTACCTGAGGGATCGTAGGCTTTGTCACCCCTGAGCGTGACACCAGTCGTGAAGGCCTTGTTCTGATCGAGCCAACCCTGAATGTTGTTGAAGTCACCCTTGCCATACCACGCTTTCCTGAACTTCTCTAGGTCGTAACCACCCTGAGCTGGGGGAGGAGTTGTGGGAGAGGGTGGTGCGATACCGGTTCCTGTGCCGACGTTGTAGGGATTTTCGATCTCTGTTCCTTCAGGAGCAGGATTGTAGGGATCTTGGTAGGGCGCTTCGTATGACATAGTTATTTACCTATTTCCCGTGTAATGGAATTATTTACTTGATCGAAACTAGATTCTCCGAATCCGTCGAAGTTGGCTCCGGCTGCACCCATGGATTGTGCTCCCATGTTCCCGACGATGGCGTCTATGAGACCAGAGGGAAGCTTATTCTTCAAGAGTTTACCTAAGAGGGGGGCCATGAGTCCGGTGCCTGCCGCTGTCATAGCTGTTTTTGCGGGACCTCCTGAACCAGCAAACATGGCGTTGTTTTCTACTCCTGATCCACTCTTCAAGAAGTTGTAGGTACTGGCTCCATCAGCTAGAGAACCTAAGATAGCTGCAAGAGAAGGGTTCATGGTCGTGGGTCTAGAGGTCTCTGAGAGGCCTAAGTCCATATGTTGTGGGGGCTTCTCATTTGAGACTCGTTTTATCATTTCTTGGGCGAGGGGACCGTTCAGGTCTAATTCTTGTGGCATGTTAACTTTTTATGATATGATTGAGGGTGATAAAGGCTGGGTTGTTTGTTCCTGTTGAGCCTGTAGCACCTCCGGTGACACCGCCATGGTCGTGAGCACTATTAGACGCGGTAGAGCCAGTAACAGCTCCTGTACCCTCTGCAGCTGTAGAACCACTGATTGAAACACTTTGACTCCCTGAGTTTGCTGCACTAGACGCTGATGTCGTGCCACTATAGTCATGGGTGTGATCTACAGCTTGGGTGTCCCAAAGGTAGCTTCCCGAACCAAAGAAACCACCTTCTTCGTTTTCATTACTTCCAGTTGAGGTGGTTCCACTATAGGTATGGGTGTGCGCGATAGTGTGGGAGTGGCTACCTCCAGCGAGGGTACCTGCTGCGTGACTGTGAGAGGGACCTACTAACGTGCCTGCCGTATGCTGATGGCCTGCCTGTGATGCGATGGTGTGGGTGTGGGAACCACCTGTGTGATCGTGGTCGATAGCCCCGCCTGTAGAACCTAGGACTGCACCTGTACCAGCTAGGGCCTTTCCGAGGATGAATCGCTGACGGATGTCGGGGAGGTTAAAGGTCGTGAGTCCATCGCCTGCCCCGTAAGTGGTTCCTATGACATTAAACAACCTCTGATAGGTGAGCCTATTAACTTGGGCTCCGTCGCAGAGGAACCAGTTAGATGGAGCTGCGGAGCCCGCGTAGGGCATGATAGCACCGGAGGGTACGAAGTTCGTGACCTCTGGACTGGCGAGGTGTTCCCCATTTTCTGTGTGCTCGACAAGGAAGACTGCTCGGAATTGAGAGACGAGGTTCTCAAATTCATCTGCGACAGTGGAGTCAAGGGATTCCCTGTTTTTTAGTCCAATCACAAGATATGCTCCATGTTAAGCGGTTTCCTGATCTGAAGTCTTCATGTCAAGTCTGTTTAATTGCCACTGACCGTTAGGGGAAGGGACATCCTCAAACTCTAACTGGACAACATACAGCTTGTTTAGGTGGAGGTCGCGGATTTGTTTGATAACGTGGTCTTCTGAACCAGTGGCGACAAGAGCGACTGTCTTTGGAATCTCTTCCAGTCCGAAGTCACGAATGAGTGTGATCTTGACTTGGGCTGTAGCGTGGGCTCGGGCGAGGAGGGCTACAGCCATGATGTGGAACTTCGAGAGGAGATCCCGTAGGATGTAGGGTTTGGTCAAGATTCTGGCTACGTAGGTTGATCCGTTGTCGTCGTCTCCAGTGTCACACCTGAGTACGTAGTCGTTATCTGATCCTACTCCAATAAACGGCTTGAGAACTAAGCTTCTCGCGTCATTGTTGTCGATGTCGTCTGCATAGATACAGGTTGAGTAGACTGTTGCAATCTTTCCTGTCCAGAGGCTCCATCCACCACGAACACCGTCTGGGGTTTCACGGGTGTTGTTGGTTTGGAGGACAATGTGTTTGTCTGGGAAGCTGGCTCCAGAGGTAGAGATGAACCAATGGACCTGTAGTTTTTCTGGATAATAGAGTGATCGACATACAACAGCGGCATCTCCATTCACTATTCTCCATGTGTCTAGAATATCTCGTGAGCAGGATTGGATGATTCGTTGACCTCCTGTGCGGCACGGGCCAACTTCTGGGTCGAGGAAGTAGAGACAGGGCATTCCATACTGATCGACTCCTTCGACTACTGAGCCGGGGAGTGCGCCGAGGGTTTTAGAGATGTTAAAGGCTTGATAGGCACGATCTCGAAGACCTGTTCTGACAAGTTTGTAGCTATGGCTGCGCTTGAAGGCCCATACTGACCCGTTGATGGGATTGGAGAGGTGGGTAAGCGATCCTCCTTCGAAACCGTCAAGATCTAGGAAGTTTGAGGTGTCTGTCGGGATACGTTCGTCATTCCCTTTACCGGGATCGTTGTAGACGGGAGTCCAACTGACCCTCGACGCTAACTCGTCGTTTTCCCACGAACCGCCAATCAGGAGTCTATCTTCGTCAGCAGCAAGGAACTTACCTGAATGGATGTTCGCGTAGTCTCCTGTGTCCTCAGAAAGGACATAGCTGGTGGCGTAGCCTGAGGCATAAACTGTGGAGTCGTCAACGAAGGTTGTGGCAACAAGGGTTGTGGCGACGGTGTAGAAGTTGGCGTTGTCCGTAGAGGCTTCTAATTCCCAGTGGGTCTCATTCTCTGAGATTGAGGCTGGCTTGGTCACTCTGGCTGACGCACCATTGTTCCCACCGACAGCGGGGTCATAGGTGACCGAGTCTGAGGGCTCACTTCTGTAGATGGTTGCGCCGCCTGATTGGACAGTATACCTAACCCGATAGTATCGGACCCCACTGAATGTGCCTGCGCCTTGTTCGGCAGCAGTGGGGGAGGCAGGTTCTGCGAGACCTGTGCGACGGACGTGAGTTCCAGACTGATCGACGACGTGGAGCCTGTCAACACCTCCTACTGAGGGGTAGGCAAGGAAGAGCTTACCGTGGAGGGTTTGAGCTGAAAGGTGGAACCCCTGATTCGCAGTCACTTCGATGTCGTCTGTGAAGGTGGCTGTCGCCCATGCAGTCGTTTTACGAACCAGTTTGAAGAATTGGCCGGTAAAGTGCATGGCAAGAACCCAGAGTTCTGAGGCGGTTTCATCTGTGGTTGGGAGGTGGCGATGGAGAAAGGAGACCACCTGCATGTTGGCATCACCAGTGATAGAGGTTGGGAGGTCAATATCGACACAACCCAGTCTTCGTTCACCAAGGGTGGAATGGAAGAATTCCACGTTCTCAGCTGTGACGCACTGGTCCTCTGACAGGGCTGTTAAAGGATCTGAGTCGTTATAGCCTTTTATGGTTGAGATTGTGAAGATGTCGTTTGCCATTATTCTGGTGGGTTGTCTGTCTGATCAGCTTCTTTAAGTTTAGCTTCTAGTTCCGCAATTTTGCTTTTGAGTTGGTAGATAAGGACTTCTTTGTCCCCTATTATTAGTAATAAGTCGTTAGTAGTCATGTAATCCTTTTAAGCTACAGTAGTGATAGCGGTCCAAGTGGTACCTCCATCTGTGTTGATATAGGCACGGGTAGTTGTTGATGAACCATCTGAGCGGAGGTAAAGAGAACCTTTAGCGGCAGAAACGCTTGGAGCACCCGAACCAGCGTATACACCGAAGGTTGTCGTGGATGTCAATCCTACCCTAGCTGTAGTTGATCCTCCTGCCGGTATTGCAACACCAGTACTAGATAAAACTATTCCTGCGGTGCTGATAAGTCCCGGAATGCTTATTCCTGTTGCAGTGAACTGGGCTGAGAGAGTGCCTCCTGTAACAATTCGTAAGTCATTCGCCGTATTTTCCTGTATGTAAGTATCACCGCCGCCATCCAAATAGATTGAAGCCACAGCTGGAAGAATAAGATTACTTCCAAGAGCTAACTGTCCCGCCTCTGTCAACGTAGCCGCTGATCCTCCGGTACCATTTCGCCAATACCATAAATTGGTTCCATCATTGTTCGAGTCAATATCGAAATACATATCAGAATTAGATATGAATTGAAGGAATCCTGTCCCCCCTGTGGAAATAATACCGTTCGTAGTATTAAATAATAGAGAGGCAATTGTTGCTGTTCCAGTGGTTGATATAGTACTACATACTAGAGGAGCGTATGCAGAGGCATCTGCCAGAACAACTTCAAGTGATGTTGAGGTTCTGCGGAGAGCTGGAAATGCGGAGGTAGTTCCAGCAAATTGTAGAAGACCGTTACTCGCTAATATTAGCCCAAGAGTGGCATTTGAATAAAATCTAATGGGGGCTGCAGCAGATGCTGCTAGATTTAGTCCACCTGTTCCAGTGCTGTTTATTGTTAGACCGCTTGCGATATCATAGACACCACCAGAAAAGGTGCTAGATAAAACACTAATAAGACCTATACTATCTGAGCTATTATTACCTAATCTTAATTGAGAATATGATGCTGCATTGGCTAATGAGTTTCTAATAGCTACAATGTTGCCTCCAACCCCACTTGCAGAAAAATATGCGGACACACCAAAATAGGTTGATGATATAGATCCGGTGAAGACGCCTGTTGTAGCTGCAACTGTGCCACCTGAGAGAGATTCAGCAATCAAATTGGGAACAACGGCTGAGCTAGCAGTAACTGCGAAGGGGGCAGATGGGTCACGGTCAAAGGTGATGAGACCGGTTTGGGTGTAGGAGAGGGCACCATTTACACTTGCGCCTGAACCTGAACCTCCTCCACTACCACTAAAGCCTGAGCTGTGAAGTTTGTTCTGATATAGGTCCCTGTTTGGGGAGAGGGCCATCCAGAGCTTGAGGTCAGAGAGACGCTGTTCGTACTCACGCTTTGCGTCTTGAGCGAGGGCAAGTTTCTCACTCCTCTTAAGTTCGTTCATCAAGACACCCTCAATCAGGATGTCATGGTAGGATTCGGGGAAGGCTGGTTCTGTTGAACCTGAAAGGGTGGCAGCTGTGGCTGTGACGTCCGCATAGAGAGCGAAGGCAGTCTGGGCGATCTTGTTGATCTCGATGATAACGGTGTCAGCGGTGTGGGAGCTGACTGCCCACTTCGTTGGACCGTCTGAGAGGGTGTAGGGTTGATCCTCCCTGAGTTCGTCTAGAGTGACTTCGTCCAACTTCTTGTAAGGGGAGACGTTTCTATTGTAGACGTTAAATACCTTCTCACAGCTGGTGAAGGTGATGAGGGAGCTGGAAATTGATGCAAGGGCACTCACTGTCGTTCTACGAGTGAGTTGTAGGCCTATAGCTGTAGTGACTTTACGATAGCACACATTTACGAGCCTACCGACCCGAGTGGTGTCGTCGGAGGCTGTGAGGTCGAGGCGAGCTGCAATTTCCGAAACGATCTCTGAAAACGTCAAGGGTTATTCCTTTACAACTTTGTCTACGACGGAGGCGATCTTCTTTCCAGACCCCTTCCGTGAGTGTTTCATGGCGATGGCCGTACATTGAGCCTCTGAATACTTACCTGTTTGGCGGAGGTCGTTTCTGTTCTGATCGATGATATCTCGTGAGGTCCCCTTCAAAAGTGGCATGGTTGAGTCCTTAAAAAAGAACAGGGCCACTTGTGATGGCCCTGTAACGTGGGAAAACGTATGGATGATAGAATGTGTGGTCGGAGGTCTATTCGTCGTCGGGGATCTTATACTGAACGGGGTTCTCAGCTTCTACAGCGAGTCTTTCGAGAAGTTCCTTGAAGTTTCGGATACCGAACTCATTGACCAATTTGAGTCTGTGGCTGGCAGTCTTGACTTTGTAGTCTATGTCAAGTCCCTTGTCCTTTCGTCTGATGACTTTGATCCAACCATTACAGTAAATTCCGGGCTTGATCTTGTTAAGAAGTTCGATCTCGTCGTTGAAGAGTCTGGTTGAGACAAGCTGACCATGATGATACATCTTTCTCTTCAGCTTGACTCTGGGCTCATCATTCTTGGGGGTCCATGGTGTGATCGCTTTCCGATTGGCAGCAGTCACTTTCTCTTTGGGCTTGATTGCTTGGAGGGCACCGGCGAGGGCATTGGAGAGGTCTGTGACACCGATGGAGAGTTGAGTCTGTTCGTCTACGGTCTTGTCCTTCTTTTTTGTCATGAGTTGTCCTTGTTTCAGCGACTATTTGATTATAATCCAATACTAGCAGAGTCGCGCCTAAGTACTGGGAGCCCTTGACAGGAACTGACTCCTTAAAGTAAGCAGCCTGCGAAGGTAAGTTGACCGGTTTGTTTGTCTTGAGTGATGAGGGTTTTGCCTTTGGCAGCGCGGCAGGCTTTGTACACTTCTGTCTGTCGGACACCCTTAAAACCTGTTGTAAGGGTCTGAATTCTTTTAACGGTGTTTTCTGGAGTAGTTGCAAGAGTCTGACGAAGCTTGGCGATTTCTGCGTCCTTCTGGGCACCCTGTTTAATCAGGTTGGCCTTCTGTTCTTTTAACTGAGCCACAGAAACTGAGGTATCTACAGCTGGTGGAATAAGTGAAATAGCTGGTTCCTGTGCAAATATGGGGACAGAAATGAGTAAAAGGGCGATTAGTAGGTAGTTTTTCATGAGGTAATGATACCATACCTAGGGACAAAAGTCAATTGAATGGGAGTGGTATGGTATTTAAGGCTATAACACCAAATCGAAATCTACGTGGTGTGAGATCGGGTTCTCCAGCTTCTGAAGCCTCAGCCCACAGGGTTTCACTTGCATATAAAGGATATGCCCTAGCGGTGAAGGTGCCTGTCGGGTCTGTGCATTCATATGGGCTCGCGTTATCGACGGCGTACGGCACGTTGTCCTCGTAGCAGACAACGAACCGGACCAAGCTGGCATCGTTCGGCGTGACCGTGATCGTGCCACTGCCGGTATAGGTCGCACTCAGGCTGTAGCCGCCTGCCCGATACGGCAGTGCGCCGATGTCCGGCGTCGTGTCGCTGCCGAAGTAGACCGGATCGTTGTCGGCCCAGGTAATGGAGGGCGTCACCGTGAGCACATTGCCCGCGATACTCACCACCGTCACGACATCGGTGCCAACAGTGATCGTGTCGCCCACAACGAGGTTGCCGCTGTATTGATCAAGCGCTGGATCGTCGCCCCGAAAGTAGGTCGCATCGTCCACCGTGACCGTCGTGCCTGTGCCGCCGCCGTTAGCGAGGGTGAGCGGACCACCCGTGCCGCGTGCAGGCGACCCAGATTGCAAACTAAAATCCCGCGTCGGATCGGCGGGGTCGGTCAGGAGTGGATCAACGTTTCGTTGCGAGTTGGCTTCGGCCTGCGGCGCGGTGCCATAGTTGATACTTCCGCCTGTGTCGAACCAGAGGTTGTAGTCCGAATAGTGGCCTGTGTTTGCGCCGTTATAGGGGTCCGCCGTCGTGACCGAACTGCCCCACAGGTCCACGAAAATATTGTTCACGAAACTTCGATCCGTGGACGCTGAGTTATCGAATTGCAGATACCCAAACGTCACATGGCCGGTGTAGATCTGTCCTTTGTAGCCGGTTTCGTTGTAGATTTTAAGAAAGTGATACTGCGATCCTGAAAACCCGTAGGTATACGAGCCGTGATGGTTCCAGATATTGCGCCGGACCACATTATTTGTGTCAAGGCCAACATCGCCGTTGTTTTGGACGTTGGAGCCGTGATGATGCTCTACGTTCCCAGTGTCGTTGGCATCGTCGTAGCGATTTGCCTCAAACAGCGTCAACCCAAAGCCGAGTGGGTCGCCGCTGGCTCCGCTTTGCATGAAATCGGTGTGGGTTTCCGGTCCCGATACAATGCCGTGACTGTAGTTGTTGAGAATGCGATTCTGCTGTCCGAAGAGATAGAGAAAATCTTCCGTGGCCGCATCGGATTCGTTATACGCCACCAGATTACCTGTCCCGCGCACCTGAAAGTCCTTGTTGCCTGAGTTCACGCTCACATTACCGATGAACAGGCAGTTGGTGCACGTCGAGGTTTGCCCACCGCCATCCGTGCGGATGCTGTCAAACGCCACATCGCGCACGGTGCAATTCCATACCTCCACACCCGTAGCGTTCGTAATGTTGATGCCACTTGAACTCGCCGCCCCGTCCCGGTCCACCTCAAACCCGATCACCCGCACATAGTCGCCGCTGACCGTAATCCCTGCCCCGCTGATCAGCACCGCGCCATCAGCCACGTAGGTGATGTAGTTGCCTGAGGTGCCGTCGGTGGCTTCGGTGAATCCAGCGGTATACGTGCCGGTTTGCACGCGGCAGAAATCACCCGCCACGATGGTGCTCGCGCACTTCCCAATGGTCAGCCATGCGCCGCCAGCGCTATTGGTAGTCCCGACATTGGAATCGTTGCCATCGGTGCGGACGTAGTAGGTCGCCGCCGACGCAGGAATCGCCCACAGAAGCAGTAAGAGTAGGCCAAGGATTATCCTCATGGCCCGACTCCGAGCAATAAGCCACGCGGAGCGGTCGCAGGTGCACCACCAGCAGGCTCTGAGAACACGGCGACTACGGATGTCGGATCAGCCGTGGCGCTATCGATGGTCCATGTCGAAGTGACAGCCCCGGTCGGTGTGATGTTTTTGTCTTGACACTGCAATTGCGACGATGGCCACGTCGCGTCTTCGATCTGTTCCGTAAATCCAGACCCTTCGGTGATGTTGGCGGTTTGCATCGCCGTGCAGGCCACTGCAAGGCTGTTGTCGCGGGCCGTCGAAGCCGTTGCGCCCGTGGACACTGCATCAGCACCTGTGCCGGGATTGGTCTGCGTGTTGCCGTTACTCGTATCGAACGGGGCGGCATCGAGCCCGGAATACTCGGCACACGCGAGCGCACGCCCACCAATCACCGCGCTATAGGTGGTGGTGACGGTCAGGGCTTCCGACTCATCCGCGACGTAGTAATACATCGCCGTCTGAAACCCGTTCCCGACCTGATCGGAATCGGTGACTTGCGTCCACGAGTCGGCTCCTGCATCCGACGTGACCGAGGTGAAATCCGCACCTGGGTCTGACATGCGGGTAAAGCAAACGAGCAGATTTCCAGCCGTGACGTTCGATCCATACGCCAGCGTGTGCGTGGTGCCCGTGCCGCCCGTGGACGTTTCAATGAAGGTCTGAACTTCGGCCCATGCCGCAAACGCAGGCGAGGCCAGCCCGCAGATGAGGGTGAGGGTGAGGAAGAGGCGTCGCATCATGCTACTTGTAGCTGTAGAGCAACTTCACATCGTCTACGCCGACCTCCGCCACGCTTGAATACGCTTCGCCAGTTGTGAGCCAGCATTTGATGCCGGTCGTGAATGCCAACCCGCGCGCAAAGCTAAACGTGATCCCCGCGCCGATGGTCTGACCAGGAATCGCGAGGTCGATGTCGGTCGCCGCCGCTAACGTGTCCGTGCCGGGGGCACCGTCGCCCACTTCATCTTGGTTCTCACAGCGGAGATAGGCGACCGTGGCCGCTGTATTCGTTGCAGTCACGGACCACAAGACGGCTGGAGCCGCTGCCACGACATGCTCGTCTTCCGTCGCGCCTGCCGAGGTATAGGCGTAGTGACTCGCCGCTGTCTCTGCATTGTCGATGATGGCCAGCGCGGTATTTGTGGTGCCGAGTAGAGCTTCGATGCCATCCACGGCTGTTTCGGTATCCACAGCCGCCGTAAGGAGCGACCCGGCTTGTTCCGTCACCGCTGCGACATACGGGGTCGCGCTCGTGCCGCGTTCCAGTGCGCCGTCTTCGCTGACGACCATCACGTATTGAACACCTTGCAACGAGACAGCGAACGGTGCCGCTTCTTCTTCGGTGTTTACGTTCGCGGTCGTCGGAAGAGCGGCCCCATCAAACTCTTTATAGCTGCCGAGACTACCTGGACCGGTCGTGCCCACCGCCGTGCCGATGGTCATGTCGGCTGAGGGCGTCAGCACTGCACCAGCGCCTGACAGCAACGTCACATACGCCGCGCCATACGCCGATCCGCGCAAGGCAACGTTATCGCCGTCCGCCGCAATCGACGCAGGTGTGTCCGCGCGCACAACAATTTGCGCGTTACCAACTGGGTCAGCCGCAGCAGGCGCATCTTCCGTGTATTGCGACCCACCTGAACATCCTGAGTCGCAGATGACATTGAATGCGCCTGAACCGTCGCCAACTTGTAGGACGCCTGCTGTTGCTAATAGACGATCCCATGTGGTGCCGTCGAAGCCCATTAGAAACGATGTTGTGTTTAGTCCGTCAAGAGTATTCGCTAAATCATTCGCCTGAGTTGTGGTCATGGGGATTGCAGCACCACCTAGTTGGGTGATATTGAATCCAGCACCCGATACCGCGTCATCAATTAGTTGTGAAGATGTTAGAAGAGCGCCCGCACCTTCGACGGATTGAACGGCGAAAGTGCCAGCATTTGTCACCGGCCCCGCAATAGCGAGTTGATTACTCGCATCGACATTTGCGCCGCGCTCGTTACCTGCTCCGTCTCGAATCATCCCGTAGAGGACTCGATTGGTTGACATACGGACAAGACCAGCTTCATCTTCGGCTATTACTGTTGAGGTATCGGCAAATAAACCAGCCATGGGAACTACGTCGTCTGTGTCGTCGTTGAATGCTGCACCATCAATGTGGGAGACACCTGAACCGGAGCAGTCGCCACATGTAACTGGGACAGCAGTTGCACGAAGCTCTGTGTCAGTAAGGCCCCCACCTGAAGCAGCTCCTCCACCTCCGCCACCTCCTGATTGGACAGCACTTAAAACAATTCCTACATCTGTGGCTGCGAAGCCTGCTGTAGCGATTACTCGAATAGCTCTACATGCAGCGACATTTTGGATCTCCCAAATACCAACTTCGTCGGTAACGGAGAAGACAGTTGTGGTTGAGTCGGTTAGCGATAACTTAAGCTCATTGTCTGCATCGAATGTTGTTCCATCTAAGCTACATTGTACTTCCCATGTTCCTGAATAGGTGTCTAGAGTTTGGATTTTAGCTGAACCAATACCACCCATACCTACGACTTCAGCTTGGGTGATCGTGACAGCTCCACCATTTACAGAAATGGTTCCAGGTTTAACAAGAGGTTGGAGCCGAACGAAAGTTTGGGCTGAGACTGCTGTAGAAGTAAGTAAGACTATAGCAGCTGTCTGTAACCATTTCATGTATGTCATAGTTTGAGTCTCAAAAAAAAACCCTCTACCTCTTTTGGGTAGAGATAGAGGGCCTGTGGTTTGACTAGGTTACCTAGATGGGGTTAGAGGTTAGTTGAGTAGACTCGGTAGACGACTCTATAGTGGATTTTACCAGCAGCTGTGCCGGGGTTTGTTACTGCAGATGCGGTAACTAGGGCTAGTCCTTTATTTGCGACGAGGACATTAAAGGTGGCTGCTAGGGGGACGAATTGGATAATCTTGTCTGCTGTGGTTTGGATAAAGTTAGCGTTAGAGACAAGACCTGTGAGGGCAGCACCACCTGCTGAGATGTTAACTGTGGTATTGCCTCCAGCTGTGTAGGCTGCTGTGTCAAACTCGTTAATGAAGACAGCTGATACAAGTTCAACGACCTTAGTAGCACCATAGGCTGGGACAACAACGAAACCATTTGCATGGCTTAGTTGACCAACAACTGTGCCGATGATCTGGGCGGCGGAAATGGTTCCTTGTGTGAGGAGGGTTTTGGGAGTGGTTATACCTGTAATAGTCATTATACCTTCGCTCCCCAAGTCGAAAAGTGACGGACTTTGAGGTCCTTTGCTGCTGCTGCTGATGTTTCAATGTAGAGCTGGGGGTTGAATTCCTCGTCTACGTCTACGGCAGCGGCTGCTGAGGTTGATTTAAGAACCTTGTCAATAAATGTTCGCATCACACCGTCTGCATCGACCTCAACTCGAAGTCTCTGGTAAGTTTCTGCTGCGGCTGCGTCTACACCTGTGTCGCGTGCAGCTGCGAGGAGTGTTCCACCTGCACCTACGTCAAAGTTGACGTGGCACCAGTCGGAGGCGAGAGTTAACTCTGAACTCCATGTAAGACCGGCAATGTCAACCGCGACGTTTGTAATGGTTGTGGTTGCGTAGGTCATGAGGGGTGGGAGAAGGGCTGTGCCGAGACCGCTGAAACCACAGAAAACTGCTTTGGCTGTTAAGTTGGTAACGTTGGCGATGTTTACGTCGATGACCATCGTACCGTTTTGATCTGGTTGGAAGACAGGAACTGTTCCTGTTCCTACTGAAAGAACACTAATATGGGCATCGGTAGCACCGCTTGAGAGGAGGGCGACAGCACCTTTACCATCTGTTGCTACGAAGTCTACAACGAGACCACCGAGAGAGCTATCAATTCCAGCACCATGAAGGCGGATACCTGAACCTGAGAGGGTTGTGGAGGTGGCTGTGTCGGTAACTGCAACTCCGAGACCATCTCGGAAATCTGAGTACCAACCAAGGAGCCCACGTTGTTGGAAGGTAGCTGGTGTCCAATAGGGGGAGGTGATTGTTCCTTCGTTGACAAAGAGAACATCATTTGTTGTGGCAAGGTAGAGGGAACCCGGTGAGGCACCTCGACCACCCTTGACTGTGGTCCCTGCTGTTCCTGACTTAGGGAAGCCGGTTCCACTGAAGAAACCTGCACCGTCAATGACTTGGAATCCACCAGCGGTGGCGATACGGGGACCGAGGTTGCTATATTGATTTGAAGCCATTAGAATCCTTTGTCCAAATTGTCATGGACCCACAAGCCTATAGAGGGTATAGGCACCCAAAAAAAGGGGGAAGATTTTCATCCTCCCCCAGACCATTCAATTAGGGATTAAGCTCCCTGTAGGTCGTCTACGTATGGATACCAAACTTGGATATCTCCAACAGCTGCGGCTGTTGTGGCTGTTCTAGAAACGCATCCCTGAATTTGATCTCCTGCTGCTCGACCATCACCGACCTTGCCGTCTGTCGTTTCTCGACCGATTGGGGCATTGTCGGCGCTGTTGGCTACGATGTTCGCTGAGGTTGTACCATAGATACAATACCAACCAAACTTAGTTGTTGCGTCTACAGCTGCCTGTGCGAAGGCGACGGGTCCGATTGCGTTTGCGGCGAGGAGAGCTGTGACACCGTCCTCATCGAATGTGACCGCGTCGAAGGCGACTGTGGATGCGACACCCTTGAGATAGATGTATTCGTTTCCTGCTAAGCTGCGCTTACGAGTACCTAGACGATATCTACGATTAGTTGTGTGAATTTCTGTCTGCCATGCCATGGTATGTGTCCTCGTTCCACCGACCTATCGTAATGATAGGGGGGTCTGGTGGGTTGGGAAAAAAAGAGATGAGGCACCAACTTGGGGTCAGTGCCTCGTGGTTATTAGGCCTGATCCGCGACTGCCAGTCTGCTCTTGTTGTTTGTGATCGCTTGGAGAGCGGAGTAGATGAGGAAGTAGCTGGCATTCTGACCGGGAACTGGCTCAGTCTGCTGCTTGTCTCGGAAGTACTGCTTGCTCACAAGAATCTTGTAGCTCTTGGGACTCAAGAAGTAGACCTTGGTTCCGCCGTACTGACTGAAGCCATAGTCCATGTTGTGGAACTTGATGGTCTGGAAGCCAGCATCGGCTGTTGACGTGTCATTGAACCTCTGGAACGCCTGTAAGCTTGATTCAAACAAGACATACGGTGCTGAACCTGAGACCATGAATGTGGGACCAAGTTGTGAGCCTGAGCCCTTGAGTGCCTCAACTTCTACTGTTGTGAAGGTTGCTTCGATATCTGATGCGTCTGTGTACGTGTCCGCGTAGTTACGCCAGAATGTTTCAACTGCGGCATCGATTCCACCGACTGTACCCTGTCCTGATGTAGGAACGAGGGTGTCGAGACCGTTGACTTCAACTCCACCCGCTGTGGATGTGACGAAGATCAACTGTTCGAGAAGGTCGTCATGTGAGTTGATACCGTTTTCAAGGAGAGACTTGACAAGAGAAATCTTCTGATTCTCTGTGGGGTTCTTGACTTCATCACCCTTGGTCCACGTAACTGGATATGAGATCTGTGCGACCTCATAGACCGCTGAGGTGAGGACTTCAGTCTTGATGAGTGCGAACTCGTCCTGATCGTTGGCGAGGACGCCACCGTCTGGGTTAGGCCTGTAGTCAAGAGGCGTTTCGATGTTTTCACCGAAATTGATACGCTCAACTACGCCCTTCTTCTCCATGAGACGGAGAGCTGAGTTCTCCATCCACTGGTTTGCGGCCTTACGCATATCAGCAAGGACTGCTGGATATGAGACGGCTGCAATCTGTTCGATTGTTAATGCCATTATGTACCTATAGTTAGATTATTAGAAAAATCCGATATTTAAGGATATTAGCTAACTACGGGTAGCTGGCCGAACGCACTATACTTTTTACACGCCTAGTGTTGGGTCGGGAATAACTAGAACACCTTTAGAGAGGTGTCCCGGAAGGAATACAACTGAATCAGGAAGATAAGTAATTAAATCCAAAACCTTTTTGGAATTTGTAAACCACTCACCTCTAACATGATATAGAACAAGTTTTTTATGCACCTCCTGTTCTAATGTCCTGTCACCGGGGACTACGGCAATGATTTTACAAGGAGTTGCGTGTGACGTGTTAAACGTCTTTACTCTGCGCCTAATATTATTAGAATACCCTACTTTATACCTACTGTCATGTTCAATAAGATATATGTAAGGGTTATTGTCTTTTTGAAGCTGTTGTACAATATTCATAACAGCTTCCTGTTCTCGTTCCAATGTATCGTTACGAGAACGTGATTTGTTTCGTCTGTCCAATATCCTTTGTTTTATACACTCCTTACACAGAAGCTTATCCCTGTTATCAGGATAAAACAAAAAATCTGGAAGATCTTTTTGATGTTTAATACACCATTTACTCATATACACCTCTACCTGAGGGAAGGACTTGAATCACGAAAGTGGAGCACCTAGTGGGATTTTCACCGCACGACCTCCCTCAGTAAGGGTTAACCTTAAGAGGGCGCTCTTATCCCTGAGCTATAGGCGCATACTGGCTGGGAGGGCTAGGTACGACCTAGCTGAACTCTATAGTGCCTCCCAATAACTAAATTTGCTGACTAAGCGTTTTACGTCCTTAGTCGTAAGTAAAGGACGGAAGCCCGTTAGGGCTGACTCTCTCCGAAGGAGAGGGAGGAGGATGGTAGGGTTACCGCCAGTTAGTTTCAACCCTAGGGCCTGAATTTGTCGAGCATTAGCTTCGTAGGAGGGTGAAGCTGCATGATCGGGCGGTTTCTGGGAGAATCCCATGAAGTATATCACAAGACCTAGTGGTATGTCAACTACTAGGTACTAGGAGGTTATCGTAAGCCTGCCTTGTCAATCTCAGACTTGATGATATCCTCTAGAGAGCGGGGACCAGTCTTCTCCAGACCGGGCTTGGTTGAGGAGTGGGGAGCAGAGGTTGAGGTGGGGGCACTCTTGAGTTCTTGAAGGATCTTTGCTCGCATCTCCTTCTCTAGTTTGGACTTATCGGCTGTGACAGCTGTGGCTTGGGCCTGTATCTTGGGCACGACGACATGGCGGTAGGCGGCTTCGAGAGAGGCTTGGGGATAATCAGCCAAGACTTTGGTGATTTCCGCTTCATTCTCTTTAAAGAGGGGCCATGTGTAGGCTTCCTGAATCTGGGCCTGAACGATGGGACGGAGTTCCTGTTCCCTTTGATAGGTTTCATAGGATTGGTAGAGGGGACCAAACTTCTTCTCGACCTCAGCAAGGGTCTCGGTTCTAGCTTGGGTACGGTTCCACTCGTTCAGCTTCTTGAGACCTTCCATAGAGTAGACGGCAGTACCGTCGGCCTGTTGGACGTCTGGCTGGGGCATATTGTCGTCAACTGGAACCTGCTCAACCTGAGCCTGCGCCGCAGGCTGGATGAAGAGGGGAGAGAGGATCTGTTGATACTGGGGGAGGGTATAGAGCATTCGAATGAACTTTTCCTGATCCCCAACCATCATCTTCTCAAAAGCTTCTACCTTGGTACGGTAGGTTTTGTGTCCTTCGTTCTCGTCTGTGAGGGCCTTGAGCTTGGGTTCCCACTCAGCCTTGGCCTTGGTCTCAGCTTCAGAGACGGCCTTGCCAACGATCTTGGTGACTCGTGAGTAGGGGATGCGGTTCTCCCGTCCGGGAGTGGATTCCTTGGGGATGCCGAATTTGGTTTCGAACTCGTCTTTTGGGGTGGCTTCGGCTTCAGCCTTGGCAGCAGCGGCTGCTGGGGATGAGACCTCTGAGGACGGGGTCGGGGTCTCCTCGGTCTCGGTTGTGACCTCTGGGGCTGTATCTGTGGCTTCTGTAGCGGTCTCTGAAGAGGTAGAGGCTTCTGGGGTCTCGACGACTTCGGGAGTGTCGTCTGGGAGGGCGGCGTCTGAGATAGCATCTTCTATAATAGTTTCAAGGTCGCTCATTTTGTTGATATCCTTTAGTAACGGCAGGGTCCCGTCAGTTTGACGAAACTGTTAACGTGGAGTAAAAATCTGCGATCTTTCGTAATTCGTCAAGGGTAGCGTCACGTTTTAAGGAATTTGCCCTAAAACTGACCACTATAGTGTTTTCTTTAGTATACCCTTTTGAATTATCGATACGATCAAGTGATGGAGAGTTTGGATCAAACCGTCCAATAGAAGCGATGAGAGGTATTCCTAAAACAGGGCATGTATCTGGTATTTTTATCTCCTTATAATTTAAATCAAATTCAATTCCTTTCTTTTTAGCTCTACTTCTTGCAGAGTGAGCCAATTGCCACTCAGGATGACTTCTTACCCATTCAACCCCTCTTTTAACATATTTCTGCGGATCTTTCTTATACCGCTTTCTAGCATAACAACTTAAGCACAGTCCCTTACTATAATAAGGCTTGTTTGGATGACAATCTGATTTTCGGTTTTTTGGTTTTCTAATCATATAAGCTCAAGTATATCATAAAATATTGTTTTAATCAACTATACTTGACTTTATAGGGGACCGTCAGGTTTACGAATTCCTGTAACGTGGGAAGGTATATGATAGGTTGGGATTGAGTGGTTTTTGCTTTTGAGTGATTGTGGCAATTACACGCGTATTAGGTATATTATTGCATGTAATTGTAATTCTCTTGCTACGGAAGGCTAGACGCCTTTAGGGGCGTCGTCGCCTGTCCTTCGCGTATGAGCGATTGCTGAACCATGTAAGTAGGCCTATTGGAGGGTCTTAGGGAGTTCTTGCAGGGTCTTCTTCCAGTCCCCAATCTCCCGTTTCTGGGCAGAGGTGAGTTCTGTCACCTCCCTGACCCGGTGTTGGATCAGAAGGATGTTCTTACGGAAGACGGTGATGTCTTCAGCTGGGAGACGGGATTCTCCGTCTTGGGAGGGCTTGGATGAGAGGTGGATGACGATGGCGTCCTCGTGGGTGTTCCACTCTACCACATCTCCTGCCTCCTTGTCAAGGGTGAGGGGCATGACGAGACCGTTTGAGAAGGTGAAGTCGAGGTCGTCTAAGACTTTGACTTTTGGGTCGGATTCGGTGATGTACATACTAACTCTTGTCTCCTAATATACTAGACTTCATGGCTTATATTCCTCGTATCTGATCATGTATTTGAGTTCCTTGGAGGGGCGAAAGTAGGGAGAGAGGCCCCAAGGATTATAGTGAAGGGAGTGGGTGTCGAAGATACCAAAACCGGGTATTTTGACTTGTTCCCCCCTTTTAAGGCCAGCTATGATCGTGGAGAAGACGGCTCGCACAATCTTCTTGCCGGTACGGGTTGGAATTCCAAGGGTTCGGTTGAGTTCTTGAACGATGTTGTTACGTGAAAACCTCTTCCCCCTCACACGTGGGATTAATTGAAGATAATGTGTGTTGCAGAGGTTCTTGGCTGACATGGGACTTGAGCAATTGGGGAACAAACACCTATTTTTTATATCCATCTTGTCGTATGTTTAGATTTGTCAGAACCTCTATCTGGAACATGTTCTACGACGTTTGTGACGCCCCGTCTCTTAGCCTCTTTAATCATCTCTGATTTAGAGTAGTATTTACGAGGGGTACCGTCTTCGTTACAGATGCCATGACGGACAATGTAGCCTCCGGGGATGTCGTCCCCGATGACTGAGGAGGCTTGATGGGGATGGGGACAGAAGGGGAAGTCCCCAATCTCTAGGACCTGATTGCACTTAGGACATGTAATTGAATCGCCCATGATTACTGAACCTCCCCTCCATCCTCAGCTCTCTGACTGACGTGTGGCATCAGGCCGTAGTCTGGATTGGCTCCACCTATGGGTGGTGGGGGTGGGGCTGGGGGTTGGGCGACGATGTCCTGAGGAGGAGTAGGGGGCATATTGGGGTCCTGAGGCATCGAGGGGTCTTGTGCGGGAGCAACTGGGACGGGTTGGAGAGTGATTTGCATCCCTTCGAGGACAGGGGCTTGAGGTTCAGACTGGGAGGCTTCGACCACGGAGGTTGAGCCGTCTGAGTTGACCTCGGTCATTGGAGGGGGTGGGGGTGGAGCCGGGATGACCACCATGGTGATGTGTTGCTTGGCCTGTTCGATGAGTTCAGGCTCGGGAGCTTGACCTGACTTGAGGAGGAAGGCGTAGACGAGGGGGTTCATGAGATCCTCTGCGCCTGTAATCCTGAGACTAATGTTGGGCTTGACTGGGGGTTCTGGTTGTGGGGGACGGATGACTGAGGCCGGGTCAAGGCCTGAGAGCTGAGCTATCTCATTAAAGACAGGTTCGAGGTTGACCCACCCTGACTTGGCTCCGAAGTTGACAAAGTTGATCAATCTCTCTAACCTCTGGTTGGAATCAAGGAGGACTGAGGAGTCTGCGGTGATTGAATAGCCGAGGGTTTTACAGATGGCTGGGTCGAACCCTTCACCGAAAGCAGCTGGGTCTTCGTAGAGGACGAGGAGACCTCCAAGGATTTCGGCTATGGTGCAGAAGAACTTACCAACCTTGGCACGTTCCCTACCGATTCGGGTCTGGAAGTTTGATTCGATGAGGTCGCCTTCACCTTTCGTTTCTACATCATTTCCTGAGCCAAGTTGGTTCGCGCCTATTGACCATGCTTCTGTGAGATCTTGCTTGATGATGTTGTCGAAGAGGAAGTTTTCCTGAGGCATGGACGACTTCGAGACTTCTCCGAGGACTTTGTCACCTGCACCTTGGACAGGGATCATGGCTGACCATGTGCCTCTTATGAGGGAGTGTTGGATGGTTGGATCGACTCTGTTGACGTCAAACCAACGGATAGGGATGTTGTGATCTCTGTGGGTGATAATTTGACCTCTAGACTTGTTTAACTCGTCAATCTGTGGACGACCAATGGCGGAGTCTGAGGGTGGGATGGTGTCGTCTGTGATGTAGGAGAGGGTGAGGACGCGGATAGGGAGTTTGGTGCAGCCGAGAATACTGTCTTCTTCGAGTCGCTGACCCTTCCATTGCTCGTCAATGACGGGGTCGTCCTTACCGTCGATGAAGAGCAGGTGATGGATGGTTGAGAAGGATTTAGCTGTGGAGTCGTATTTGTACTCTTGATAGAAGATTTCGTCAAAGTTAATCTTCTCGTTCGGGACGTTACGCTCACTCTCTGAGTCATAGGAGAGTTTGTCCATGACTGTACGAGAGTCGCCGACGAGTTTGTCCTTTTCGTCTTCGGACAATTTGTAGAGATTGACGGCTTGTGCCCATTCGAGTTTGCCGGAGCGTCCAAGCCATGCTGCGTTGTCAAAGTCTGAGCCTGTGAAGTCTGTGTCCCAGAGGAGGTCTGAGGGGGAGATTCTGGTTATGAGGTAGCGTTTGTCCCTGACGATTGGGACCGTGGTCATCTCTATGGGTTCACCGTTGATTGTGTTGGAGGTTTGAAATTCCTCTTGGAATTCTGGTGGGACTGTAGATGGGTCCATGAGGGGGACTTCCTTGTCTTCAGTGATGGCTTCATAGGAGACGAGGACCGCGCCTATGCCGGAGGCGTTGATGACGTCTGGGAGGACTTCATCCATGGCTGATTCGATACCAGCAACGCGGAGGGCGTCGTTGACTCGTTGTTCGAATCTGACAATCCATGGGCCGAGTTCGAGGGTTTCTGGTGGATGATTGAGCCTAATCTGGGGGACCTGACTGAAGAGAGTGGCGTGCTTTGTTTTGGTAAGGGACCAGTCTAGATTGACCGCGATTCTATCTTCGTCCGCTTGGGAGGCGAAGGGTTTGCCACGACGATAGTCGATGTTGACAGACCATGAGGCGATGAGTTTACGTCTATATTGTTTGCAGGTCTCAATTCTGGACTTGAACTGTTGCCACCTCTTCTTGGTCTCAGGGAGGACTGTTTCATCCTTTGGTGGGACGGGTTGGTTTTGCAACTCAGTGTTTGTCTGAGTGGTTTGAGTCATGTCCATGAGGGGGTCTTCTGCAGAGATTGAATGTGCCATTAGTGTCTAAGTCCTCTTACATTGTTGTGGCCTAGGAAGGTCATAGGGTTGAGTTTGTCTTTCATCCACTTCCTGATTCTTTTGGGACCAAGGAGTTCTTTATGTTCCATGGCACCCGTCGAGATGAGGAAGTAGGCCACTGAGACGGTGGGGTGATCGTCTGGGTGGTCGGCGAGGCGGAGTGGGTGATCCTCATCGTAGCGTTGGAGAGGGAGGGTTTTGGAGAGATAGGGACACCCTATGAATCTACCTTGGACGTAGATTTGAAGTCTGGGAACGGCATGATAGTTATTGTTGGGCTCGGCTTCTTCTGCGACCTCTGCGAGGGCTGAGTGAATGGAGGCTGCGAAATGTTCCCTGTTATTGACGGAACATTCCATGGAGATTCCGTGGAGTTCAAAGGTGTCTTTCATCGTGCGGACGTCGGCTCCGGTCTTGATGTCGATGGTGGGATCGCAGAAGGTTGTGACGACCCTCTTAATTCCTAAGTCCTCATCTATCCTTTTAATCTCCTCGGCGATGTCAGAGACAATGGTTTTGTACCAGAACTTCTCATGGAAAGCTATGTAGCGGTGGCCTAGGTGGGCTATCCAGACACAGTACGCGGGGTCGGGGAAGTATCCCATGTCGAAGGCTCTGTAGATTTGGGCATTCTTGACGAGGGATGGGATGTCTAATTGGTCTATGTAGTGGTAGGGGTATTTGTTACCTGAGCTGTCTAGTTTGTATGGTTGGACGTCGAAGAGGGCGTTTTCTAGGCCAAACTCTCCTTCAATCCATGCCTTACGGACATGGGCTGCCATACCTTTACCAGCAAGTTGATCGAGGTACTGCTGCTTGTCTATGTGAGGATTATCTTCTATATTGGCTTTGATACTGTACCATTTAGTCTTATCATATCTCTCATCCTCATCTGGTTCTATATCCTTTAAAACCCAGTACCGATTAATTGTTTCTGCTGACGCACCTAGAGGATTTGTAGCACCTCTAATCATAGCAGTCAGGCCAGATTCCTCTGAAACTCGGCATGAGGCTGAAAGTTTCGTGAACATGTCCCAACCGAAGGTGGAGATCTCATCAAAGAACATGAGGTGAAATTCGGCTGAGAGGAGATCGTATACGTCCTGATCAGTAGAACAATGTCTATAGAAGCCTACAGAACCATTATGATAACGGGCTATGTGGGCACCATTATGGTATTTACCACCCAGTTTGTACATCTCTTTAGGCACATCTAAGATATGGCTCGCTTCTAGTTCTGGGTAGGTTCTACGGAGGATACAGTATTTGAAGCCGGGATAGGCGAGGGCACGCATATGAGCGTCCCATCGACCACCTTTTGACTTACCTGAGCCTCGACCACCAAAAATGAGAACATGGGGCTCCGTCCGAGCATGGTATTCAGCCTGTTTCTCGGTCGGGCAGTAGAGGACTTCACCATTTACGATGATGGCTTGTCGTCCGCAGATTGTGCAGATGGGGATGGCAGGGGGGAAGTAGTGCTTGCCGGTGGGAGAGTTGGGGCACTCTTGAGACTGGGTTGAGACTGGGTCTGACATGATTCCTCTATAACGTCGGGGAGAACGTCAATAACGGTTGTGGCCGGGGGGAGGGATTGAATGGGAGGCATCCCGCCGAGTTGGATGCTCATCTGGATTTGAGGACCCTTAGGACCCATGTCGGCTTTGAGCTTGGAGTCGATGGAGGAGTCGATCATTGTGATCCCCTCTTCATCAGGCATGTGCTCACCGAGCCATTTGAGGGCGTCTATAGCGGCTTCGTGGTCTCCGGTGTCCATCGCTTGTCGAGCCACTTTGAACATCATTTCCTGAACCTCTAAGGCTCGCTCTTTGAGGGCTTCCCGAGCTTCACGGACTTTAGGGAAATGGATTCTCTTGGGGATCTCGGACATTAGGTGGGGTTATTTCTTAGAATCTAAGTGGGTGAGGTTGGGTTTTTTGGGACCTGAGGAGTGAGGATTGGGGTGGGGTTTGAGGCGGTCTAAAATTGTATGAAAAATGACTAAAACTGACATAAAACCGTGTAGTTGATTGGGGAGGTTTGGAGTCAGGTTTTGGACAGTTTGGACCTGATCCACCTGACGGGGTCGGGTTGGGCGATGCAGTAGGCGAAGAGAAGGAGTACGATGACTTCTAACATAGGTTATGGGGGGTAAGTATACTCCATGTTGTGGGTTTTGTCGAGTCACTAGATGTTGTGGTCCTGATAGTATGTTCGGTATGTAAGCTAGGGGAACCTTAGGGGAGGTAAAAGCTTATAGGTCAATAAGTTACCGAGTTTGTACCTTTTTAAAATACTTATTGTCGTGTATAGGAGTCCCCCCGCCCCCGACAGTACTCGATGGTACTCGACATGACACGAGCCGACACTGGCGCACTCTAGGGTACTCGATGGTACTCGATAGGACATAGGGTGACAGAGCCGCAAGTCCAATCGTGTCAATGGGTTACGGGCACATAATAGCATGGTGTCTATCGGTCAAAGGCGCTGAGCGGTATCGGTCGGTCGGAGCGGAAACCCCACGTCAGGCGAGCGCGTCGAGCGGGTTTTGACCGTCGCGCCGTCGAGCGGTCGCATAGCGGGATTTGACAACCCGTCCCGACCTGTGCAAGCATTCCGTCGTTCGGCATTCCGCCGACAAGGGCTTAGGCCCGATTGGAGTGTGTAACATGGCAGACAAGATCAACAGGGTTTCGGCGTGCTTCGGTGTTCCCGTCTTCACCGCTGTCGCAAAACCCGCTCGCGCTGCGAAGAAAACAGGTGAGCTGTTCCGACAGCTTGCTACCGTGGTCGTTCCCTTCAAGGGAATCGACGCCAAGATCGTCGCGGGTTTCCGCGGCGAGATCGTCGCGCGTCAGCCCAAAGGCGTCGCAAAGGCTCACGCGGAGTTTCGGCCCATGAACTCGTATTACCTCGACTGCATCGACATTCCGACGGCGAGCGCCGCCGAGTGGGAATCGTTCAAAGGCGAAGTCATGGATCGATATCTCGCATGGAGCAAGGAAACCGGCAACACTCCACAGGCTATCAGCGTGACCGGTGTCGAACTCGATATGTCACTCTCTAACTAGACGTTCCCAACGTCGACCCGGTAGACTAATCATCTACCGGGGTTTTTTTTGCCTACCCGAACCGTTCAGGTTCGATTCTAAGCCCCTCAAAACCCCTGCCCTTGTCTTCCCCCTTGCCCCTCGGTCGGTCGGCCCCTGCTGACCCCTGCTGGCCCCTCGGTCGGCCCCTTGGCGGGTCGGTCGGACCCCTCGATTCGGAGGGGTTGACAGCCGGACCCCTTCGGCCCCACAATCGGCCCCTCGGCAAGGTCCGGTCGGTCGGACCCCTTCGCGGTCGGTCGGTCGGTCAGGGTTTGCGCGTCCGGGTAGCGCGGTGAAAACCCATCTTACGCCGTAGGTATATCTAATCATGAAACAATCCGAAGTCAATCGACTCCGCCGAACTAGCAGGGGCGGCAAGTCTATTGATGGATTGTCTATTGAGGCGGCCCGTAGGATAGAGTTTAGAAAGTCTCTTATAAAAGAGTCTAGATCATTGGATATTCACAATTCTACAGACCATGAGATTTCTGTAGGATTTGGATATGTATCTAATGAATTATCAGATTGTTATGAGACAGTCGAAGATCATATCGTTCCTAGACAGTCTCTTACAGATAAACAAAACCTTAGAAACAATGTCAGACCTTTGATGGGAGTCGTTGTTAAGGGTTGTCTTGTCATTATGAAAGATGGTAAGACAGTCAACACCTTAGACAAGGTTAATCCCGGTAAGGATGTCAGAATTACTCTGATGTCTGATAAAACCCTTCTCAATAAGGGTAATCCTTTCCAAGATAAATCACACTTCAAACTAAAACGTAAACCCTCCAGAGGTAAAGGCTTTCAGTATCCTGATAAGGTTAGGGACGTTCCTGTTGATCCTATCAGACCAGAGATAAGCCTAGACCTAGACAACGACGGTAAGAATACTTCCTACCATCCTCCCTTCACACGTAAGAAAACCTGAAAGTTTTACAGACTATCTAAGCTTTAAGTCTACCGGACACTAACAATGAATGGGTCTAGGAACGCTAATCATGCGATAGCCTTGACTTATCCAGTTACCGGAGCAGGTTTAGTTAGTCTGTAAAGCTTTCATGATTTATTGAGGTGAAGATATGATGTATTGGACTGGTCGATACTGTCTACGTTGTGGACTGAAGATCTACAGACTTATCAACCTTGAGTTCTCTTGTGGTTGCACGAGGTCAAAATGAATATCAAGCTTCTCTACATGGATGGAACAGAGATTGACTTAACCTCTGTCAAGACAATCTCTCTTGTTTCCTACCATCCTATCTATGGTAGGGTATTCAAGATCCAGTGCTTCGGTAATGACCTTGTCTACCATCGACAGGTTGACACCGTCTCTATTGTCAATTGTTAGGGGGTTGAGAGTTAAACCATGTATACCGACCTTTCTCACATTTGTAGAGTTGTCTCCAACCCTACTCTATTCTCCTGTCTCTGTGAGTTATGTTGTGCTCACAGATTGATGGTTGAAGGATTGAGAAATGGGACTAGACCTTCATCTGCATTTGGTGAGATTGCTGCTGATAAGAACATGAAGGAGAGGGTTGAGAAGGTTAGGAGACAACTTGAAGATGGAACCCTTACCTTCGATCAGTCTAAGGAACGTGGCAAGCTACCTGAGAAGATCAAGGTAGTCAGAGAGAAGGACTACAAACCCCTAGACAAGAAGTGGAAGTCTAAGACTCTAGGTGGGAACGGTAAACGAACCTTTGACCTGTCTAACCCCAATTCTCCTGCTAAGGATTGGTTCCCACAAGATCAGTCTGTTCATGTTCCCTCTGATAAGGTCTTCTGTTCCTTCTGTCGGGATGAGATCTCTAACTCTAATGCTACTCATGGAAGGGGACCTACTAGATTTGCTGATAAGTTTGAGACCATCTCAGTTGATCCTAGAGTGGTCAAGCATACAACCATAGTCACAAGTGATAAACTTGTGGCCTGTCCCAAGTGCTGTCTGAAGATCAAGCCCAAGGTTGAGACCTTTTGTAAGGCTTGTTACAAGAAACAGACGGGCTGTAAGTGCGATGAGTTCATTCCTGTTAAGGTTGCTGTCCATTCTAACCTAAGGACATACGATGAAGGATAGAAGGTCATCGTGGCGTCTCCTCTGGACAGGTCGCTATTGTAAGAGGTGTGGGCTGAAGCTCTACATCAACATCAATAACGTCTACATTTGTGGGTGCCGATATGAAGGATAGATTCATGCTCCTCTATCTCAAGTCTCGCCTGAAGAAGTTCAAGTGCTACAGATGTGGAGCCATGATCCAACAGGGTGATATAGCCTGTCAGGGCTGTGTTGATATAGTCATTGAGAAGGCGTGGGAGATAGTCTAATGTTCAATTGGGTTGTTCTCTCAATAGGTTGTGGATTCTCACTTAGGATTGCAGCATTCGTCGCTAAGAGTGATGCTGAGATCTTTATGAACACAATCGTAAAGTATCATCCCGGTCTGGTATATCAGATCATTCAAGAACCATCCTAATGCCATTCAAACCTAAGCTTAAGCCTGTTCCATTCTCTCTCTGGGATTGTTGGTTTGGTAAGCATGTGACGATCTCTGCCTTGATCAGGCAATCCAACAGACCAAATCATCTCAGGTTGAGGGACGCTTCCTATAAGGCCACCCTCCCTGATCTGTTGTTCATGCTTAGGGTTGGGGCGAAGGTTGTCAAGCCGATCTCTCCCTATGGTCTGGGGATTGGGAGGAGATCATGAGCCTATCCTTAGCTGGTCACATCGCCAAAGCTGCCCTCGAGATCATGTATTCTCAAGGGAAGCTCAGTCTCCTTGAGTATAGGATTAGACTGAGTGCCATTGAGAAGGTCTACTCTGTAGGGTCAGGAGTCTAGTCATGAACGAACGTCTGTTACACTTCTTCTTTGGTCACTACTGGCAGTATTCCGATGACAGCAATCATCGACACTGTATCCTCTGTGACAAGAAGCAAGAGAGACTTGGAGCCGGTGATCCCAGTATGGGGATTCATGAGAGTTGGTTTGATGTCAGTTAGAATGTTCATGCTGACCCTCTATGTGATTGTTTCGGTTACCTCGTCTATCATCATCTTCTACGTATATTCATTGATTCGTAAGGAGCATACATGAATCATCCCAATCTCTCCCTTTCTATCAACAAGGCCATCTCCCAGTCTGAGAAGGATGGTGGCTTGTGGTTGAAGGATCTCCCAGACAATTGTATGGTTGAGGTCCAGACTCAGAACACCAAGTATGAGATTAGGAGACTTGGTGAGGGATGGGAGATCAAAGGGAGTAAGAGGTTCTGCCCTGACTGGACCCCCTGTCACATCTCTGGATCTACATGGGGCGGCTCCATGTTGAAGATGGGGTTCATTGGGATGGGGATGTGCTTGGAGTTCGGCACTCCCACCTCTAGACGTGTCACCACCTCCTTCATCAAAGAGGTTTGGGTTAAGTAGGGTTAGGATGATCATGAACATGTTAATTGGAGCCATGTTGGGAAGTTGGACTGTTACCCTTTATTTCATGTGGAGGGGAACATCCAATGCAGGTAATTTGACGGTAACCTTGATTATCACCTTCATTACCCTGCTTACCTTCATCCTCAAATTGAGGGGCTGATATAGATCATGCCTGTCAAGCCTGCCCATTTCATAGCTCAACAGATGAGGCTGTTTCCACCTAGGACATGGCCCTGTTATTGTGACTTGTGCAGGATGGTCACTATTCACTTCTTCGGGAAGGACACAACCACATCAGCTACTCAGGTTCCTGACAGACTCATTTGTAATGAGTGTGGTCATTACAAGATCTAGGAGGCTTAGATGTCACCCATCAGAATCCCGTTCGCCCCTTCCAAGATCAGATTCAAGGACGGAACCATCTACAAGATGGTCAATGATAGAGGGACGTTGGTTCGTGATCCCAAGAAACCTAGGGGGAAGGCTCAGATGAAGGCCCGGAAGAGGGCTAGAAGGAGCTAGATCATGAAGTTCAGTGTGAAACATGACGACACCAAGACTCTTACCCTTGATCATGGTGATCACTTCAATCTCATTCTCGCTGATGGAACCATGTTGAACGTGGAGCAGACGGCTGATGACTTCTCTATAGTCCATCAGGATGGAATTGTGGCCTACACAGCTCCTACTAGTGATCATGCCAAGGAGCATGACGCTGATCTACCACGGAGGACCGGCAGGAAATAAGGAGGATCTCATGATTGTTGTGTTGAAGTCGGGGGAGTCAATCTCAACTCGTAAACCACTCTCATTCAAGAAGGGAGGCACAAAGGGTAAGCGGTGGTTCCTTGTGACTACGAGGTACCACACACAGCGAGTGATCAGGGTCAAGGATGTGCTTGCAATCAAAGGAGGAGTCATGAAGAGTTACGGGAATGATGATGAATATGTAGGATGTTGTGAAGCCACCTAACCAGTGGCCCAAAGATAATTAAAAAATTATAATGATTGGGTAGCCTCGGGAATGACCCAGATGTTGTCCACTATACCTTAGTATGGTGGATTTGGGAAAGCCTGAGTGAGGAGACGAGCTAATGGGTTGGTTAGACAGTCACTTAACTGACTTTGTGGAACCCTATTTAGGGTTTATCCCGAAGTCATTGGCAGCATTCACAAACCCCTTCACCCCTCATGAGATGTCCGTCATCAAGAACATGTGGAGACATGTCAAGAGGAAGCGAACGGGTTGCCCGTATTGTTAGCTGGTAGGGATGTGTTCATCTTTGAGATCCTAGCTCAGAGAGAAGGCTTCCCTACCATTTTCAGACCAGACATCTCTACGATCACTGTGGAGCATGTCAAGGAAGACTACTCTAGGTGTTATCTGTTTGATACGGGGTTTGTTGGGAGTATTCCTCAGGCATTGAGGTGTAAGTTCTATAGTCTCGCCTCTGCCAATTCAGGCTTGGGTATGGGAACATGGGGTAGACATATGCCCCTCAAGACTCATCCTATCCAAGTCTTCCCTAGAATGACAGGCTCTAGGTCGCTTGCCCTTAAGATAGAGTCCATGCCCAAGTATTGGAGGCGTGGATTCTATCGTGAGGACAAAGGAATTTGTCAAGAGTTGAGTGAGCAGGAAGTGTTTGAGAGGGCCGCTAGACTCACTATCTGTATCTACAAGGATTCTTCACCTAAGTTTAGTGAGGACAGGATGAACAGTTTTAAACCAAGTTGGTTAACCTAGGAGCTTCTATGTCTGCATCTCTCGGCTGTGCTGTGATCACACAGGCTGTCAAGGATCTGGCTGCAAGTAAGTGGCAGATTGATCCCATTGACAGAGCTACCACGATTGACTTCCTGACCAAACCCAATCCCTTGCTGAAGTTCTATTGTGATCTCGCTGACCTCAACATGACCTCGATCATTGAGACGGCGATCAAGATCCAAGCTTACATTCAGGAGAATGGGGTTCCTAAGGGTCAGGGAGCTGAGATTGTCAAACATTGGGGAGAGAGGCTCAAGCTTCAAGCTCCTAAGATCAAGGAGCCTGAGGTTATTGAAGATGACCTCTATCATGATGGTGGCAAGTTTTACCCGGACGGAGTAGGCAAATAAGAGGAGGAGGTAAGATGGTATGAGGGATCGTGTTAAGTTACATGGGTTAACACCCATGGCTGAGTATCTTCTCAGTGTGAAGGGACCAGCAACAGGGGTCGGTCATAGTGACTGCGTGAACTTGCTGGTTGAAGGGAACATGCCCGGATGCACGAAGGGCAATACGTGGGGCTACATAGAAGATCCAGAAATTCCCATCGGGACCATATTCAGGTTGATCCTAATACCGGATCAACCGGGGTATGCAAGGCCAGAAATCGTCGGGACAGGATCTACAATCACATCAGGAGGACAGAAG